AGTATACACGGGAGGACATAGTTAGAATTTTGGACTGCCATATCGCAGCGCAGGCAAAGCAATGGGGTGAAGATTACATTTACACCAAATGGGCGAGAGAGGCAAAGGAAAGAAAACTGGCGGATTATGATGCCGGAAAAGTTATTGAAGTAGAGCATGAGGATTACCGGGAGCACGGAATGGATTGGCGAGATTGCTTCATGTCAGACGGCAGCGTATCAACAGTTAATTTTGGTTACAGTGATTAAGTGAGGAGGAGTATATGAGATATTACAGCACAATGCGTCCGGTGCAGCCGGGAGGCTTCCCGAACAGGGAGGGCGTAGAGGAAATCCACAACTTTGATACAAAGACCTTTTGCGAGGAGATAGGCCGGGAGGCATGGGGCTACATAGACTACCGGGAGCCGCTTACGAAAGAGCAGGCGGAGGCCTACGAGCTTACGCTGGGAGGCATGAAAACATACTGGTGCGTGACGACTTCGGTAGATAACCGGGGCCGGGTAGTAGCCAACATCACGAACACGGTCGAGGCCGTCTGCAAGCCGGAGAACAGCTCTACGAGTACCAGCCGGAGAGATATATACAATGACTGGTTTGAGAGCGAGGAGGAGGCGCAGGCGTTCGTAGAGGAGGCAAAGAGAGCATAGCCGAAACCGGGGAAACCCGGTCGTGCGGAGATTACCTACCGTACCCGACGAGGCAGGTCAGCCCTCATAGCGTTTGGTATTGTTCAACAAGTTTCGCCAGTTTTTAATGTGAAAGCTGGAGGCGGTAAGAGTGGAGAACGCCTGGAAAACACTCAATGACGGTCAACAGGTTTTTGGGCTTTAAGGTGAAACCCGATAAGGCGAGGCAGCTCCCGACAAAACAGCTCCGGCGGAGAGTGTGAGGCCGCTTGATAAGTGCATACCCAAACGCTTATTTTATACCCGGCAGACGGGAGAAAAGAGGTAAACGGATGGATTTTTCAGAAGTAATGCAGATCATACACGGCTCGAAGCGGTATGAATTTCACGGCTCGGTGCTTACGATTACAGGGTACTATACGGGCAAAGAAGTGAAGATTGACTTTTCCCGGCTTACGGAAGAAATGCTTGAGGAGCTGATTTTAGACGACGAGGAGGACGAGGACTATGAGTATTGAAAGAAAGTATTTCCACATCAACGAGGGCATGGCGAGAGTAGCCAATAACGCAAATTCATTTCGTGATTATGCGGAGGGAAGCGCAACGGCGGAGTACCGGGCCTATGTAGACCGTGTTTATGATTTGGTTGACAAGATTGCGGAGGAAAAGCCGAACCTGCTGGAACGGGCCACGGGCAAAGCGGAGCGGTACAGTCGGAAACTGGCAGAGTATTACAACGACTATTACCGGAATGAGGCGAGCTGCCCCAGCATTCTCATTTCCGGCGGTAGCAACTTCCCGACGAGGAAAAAGGAAAAGCAGAACAGCCGCCGGGATACCTTGCGCAAGGAATGGCAGTACCTTGAGAATTACACACAGAAGATTACACACTTGCTCACTATGGAGCAGCCGATTTTGTCCAGCGACGAAAATGCGATTGAGCTTTTGGAGGAGAAGCTGGAAAACCTCACGGATATGCAGGAGAGAATGAAAGCGGCGAATAAGGCGATCAGACTGAAAGACACGGAAAAAGGGAATGAGCAGTTGCGGAGCATGGGTTACTCGGACGAGCAGATAAAAGAGCTTCGGGAGCCGGATTTCTGCGGCAGGGTAGGCTACCCGGATTACGCCCTCACCAACAATAACGCCAATATCAAGAGGGTAAAAGGCCGGCTGGAAAGCCTCAAAAAGGAAAAGAGCCGGGAAACCTCGGAGAACGAGGTAGCAGACCTCCCCGGTCTTACCGTCAAGGAAAACGTGGAGGAAATGCGGTTACAGCTCTTTTTCGAGGGCAAGCCGGAGCCGGAGGTACGGGACATTTTGAAGCGGCAGGCGTTTAAGTGGTCGCCCCGTAATGGTTGCTGGCAGCGGCAGCTCACGAATAATGCAAGGTGGGCGGCGAAGCAGGCAATCGAACAGATCAAGAAATTGCAGGAGGATAACCATGAGTAGATTAGACGCAATACGCAGCATGAATGACGAGGAGCTGATAAAGTTCCTTATGAAGTACAGGCGTGAAAAATCTCCCTGTAAAAGATGTGAGAAAAACGGTTCCCGTTGCAACCCCTACACTGGTAGGGATTGCAACGAGGGGATAGCGGATTACTTCAAAGGGGAGGGGGATTTGTAAGCATGGCACAGTACAGATATTTTAGAGGCTCAAAAGACAGCTTTGAGGCCGTGGAATTTGATGTTACCAAAGACGGCGGCAGCACCTACATAACGACCTGCGTAATTAACGTCTGCCTGCTTCTCGCTGGCGTTACGGCCTTTCCCTGCGGCAACGGGGACGACATAAAGCTCACTTCGGAGCAGCAGCTCGAAGTCCTTGAGTACCTGCAGGCGGAGCGGAAAAAGATTACCGAGGGAGAGGCGATAAAGAGTTTGGACGGCTGGCACAAGAGCGGCCTCCATTCATGGGAGGAATATTGTAAGCCGGGCGAGCTGGTGACGGAGGATATTGTGGACGAGTTTACCAACAGCGTACCGCCCACCACGCTCCGCAGCGGATATGTGCAGGCAGGAGAGGCGTACAGCAGCGAGCAGGACGACGACGGTGTATGGAGAGATACCTACACCACATTCACCTACCACGGGAAAGACGGCGCAGGACGCTCTCTGTGGCTCCACAATGGCTATTGCTTCAAGAATGGTACAGATAACAAGGCAAGTACAGAAACGAGCCTTGAGAGGCGGATTGAGGCCGTCAGAGAGGAGCTGAAAAAGAGTGTTTGACTATGACAGGATTATCATGGAGCTTGGAGAGGAAATTTCAGAGTGTAACTATCGTTACAGTGGTATGGTTCCGGCGTATTACCAGCAGGAGATCGAGGAGGCGATAATGGCACTGATTAAGTGCCGGGACAGCCTCAAGGGACTTTATAAGCAGCCGGAGGGCGGTGCGCCCCATGACCCGTATAAGGTGGAGCAGCTTTTGAAAATGCTGGCATACGAAACAAGCCCGGAGGCGCATTATGGAGCGAGGCTACACCACGACGGAGAAGATACAAAAGTCCTCACCATTGACGCTGGCGGACTAAGAGCTTTGATTAGCCACTATGCGACGCACAGAACAGACCTCGAAAATAAGGAGGAGTAGAATGTACCGCATAAACACGATACCGGGAGAGGCGGCCAAAGCAAAGGGCCACGCCTCATACCCGGAGGATTTTCCCCACCTGCGCCCCGGCGAGAGCTTCACGGCATGGAAAGCCGGGGAGGATTGGGAGATTGAAACCACGCTGTACGGGGCGGCGCTCCGGGAACGGCTGGAAGAATTAGAGAGAATGGAGGCACGAGGGCATGACGGCAGATTACAAAGAGAAAATCAAGAAGCTCCTCGCACTGGCGGAAAGCCCGAATGAGCATGAGGCAAAGGCAGCGCTCTTAAAGGCCCGGCAGCTTATGGCGGAGCATAAGATCGCAGAGGCGGAGCTGAAAGACGTGGAGAAGCAAAAGGTAAAGGACATACGGACGGACATCACCTGCAGCAAGCGGAGAAACCCTTGGATAATTCCCCTTTCTGCGGTTATCGGAGAAAATTATTGCTGCAAGGCTTACAGAAACCACGGCTACGGTCGGCAGACGCAAAGCACGGGATTTATCGGTCTTGAGGACGACGTGGAGATATGCGTTGCGGTTTTCAAATATGCGGTAGACTGCATACTTGCGGAGATCGGGCGCATTAAGAAAGAGAACCATTGTTATTACAGCAGCTATGTAAAGAGGCTCTGTGACAGCTACGGCTATGGTTTTGCTATGGGGATTGAGGCAGCGTTCGAGGAGCAGCAGAAAGCCAATGAGGACGGCTGGGGACTGGTACTGGTAATGCCGCAGGAGGTTTTGGACGCTTCGCAGCACTTGGGGCATGAGGGATTTCATTCACGGGCGGAGGAAGATATTTCCGGCGGTGCATATGCCAAAGGTTACAGACAGGGGAAAGAGTTTGACCCGACAAAGCGGCTGGCAGGAGAGGAGGCAATGGCATGACAGAACAGCAACAGGCGGAATTGATTGCGACAGCTTGCAAGGAGGCAGGGCTGGACAGTCATATTCGCTGGATTGACACTAAGAAGCAGGCGGACACATGGGCGGAAAAGATTGCTGTCCGCTTCAAGGGCGGCGGCAGTTTCCCGGTCAAAAACAGTTATATGTACTGCGACACGCTGGATATGTGCTTTTGCTATAACCAGCAGGGAATGCCGATCATGGCATACGCAGGCTATGTCACGGCAGATAGCCCGGACATTACCGAGGGAAAGCTCCTTGAGGCGTTTCGCCGGGCAAGGCAGGTATTGAGTACCATGAAAGAACTGGCAGAGGAGGAAAAAGCATGATTTTCACGGACGACAGACACGCAGAAGAATGGGCGGAGGCAATCGACCGGGCCGGTGCGCACCGGGACGACGATACGGTAAATGCCTACTTCGGCGCAAGCCTTTTTATCATCACTGGCGTACCCGGCCTTTATAACAGGGTAAAGCAGCACATCCACCATAGCTGGCTGGATATTGAGCCTATGCTTCACATGGGGCTGTCCTCCGGGGAGAGCATACTTGTAGCACTGGCCGGGAACTTCTACAACGGCGGATTTTTCGGAGATTACACCCCCAGCGACATTATAGGCTACTGCGACGCAGGCATGGTAGACCTTGCGGCACGGGCTATGAGGCTTCGGAAACAGACGAT